GAAGGTTCAAGTGAATTAATAAACTCTTCGATAGCTTGCTCAATATCTACACCAGATAAGTCTTCAATATCTTCTTTATTATCAAGGATTCTATTAAAGTTAATATCATAATCATAAGTCAATACTTCTGGCTTAAGACTTACAAGAGTACTTTGAAGTATATCCATATCCTCTTGAGATATGTTCATATCAATCTTAACCTTGACAATATTATTTGTAAATCTTGACCTTATAAAGGATGTAATCTCACCAGCCTCAACCAACTCACTAAGACTTATTTTATTATAGTTAGGTGAAATGTTATTTGCAAAGAATTCATACTCCATAGTATCAATATCTAAAATATGGTAACCTTTCTGATTACCAGCATCACCGAAGTCCATCTGAAATGGATTACCAACATATAAAATAGTACCTGCACCAAACTTCTTTTCATGTCTAGTGTGGAAGTGACCTGAAATAACTAACTCTGACTTCTTAAGAAGGTCTTTTACTTTGACCCCCTCTTCGCAAGTCTTATAAGTATTCATCTTGAAGGTTTCAATCTCAAAATGACCAACAATTAAGTCACTCTCTTCGATATCCTTTGTAGCAGTATTCCAGGGACAGAAAGATATCTTTTTATCAAATGCTTCTATCGTCTCATACTTCTCAAGTACAGTTACATTATTACGATTCTTAAAAATAGATAGCGAATTAACATCTGTTCTATGTTTATAATAGATGTCATGATTGCCTGTAATAGCAATCAAGTTAAATTCAGAAAGGATATCTAATATATCAGCAGATATCTGCAACGTGTTTACAGATATCTCAGAACGGTTATGATGCCAGTCGCCAGCAAATATAAGGTCTTTAATACTTTTATCGCGACACTCATCTCTAAACCAAAGAGCCCATTCAACTGCATAATTATGCCAGTCAGAACTATTAGAGTGGACACCTAGATGTAGATCTGAAAAGATCGCTACCTTAGGTTTTTTAATAATCGGCATCATGCTCGGTACCAATTGGTTTCACATACACTGTACCTTGTGTATTGTTAGGATCTGTCATATACTCTTCATATACTTTCTCCTTGTAGCTAGTAATAGCTTGATGATGCTTTTTCTCCTTTTTAATGCGATTAATAAATGCATGATAAGCAATAGTAGTAAAGTAAGAAAACGGATTCGAATTATTTTCAAACTTATATTTTTTATGTTTGAGAGCTGAATACATCTTAATAAGTGCATCTCCAATCATATCATCTTTATATGAGTAGTTGATAAAGCTGCCATTGTATGACAATCCGTAGGCAATCTTCTTAATATTTTCAGCTAGATCGTCAGTTAAGATATCCGAGTCATAATATTTTTGTAAGCTCGCTTTGAACTCTTTCGGCTTGATATAATATTCCTCTTTATTGGACATAATAGTTATACTCTAATTATAATAACCTATTAAGATAAATCAACTACTAAAGTTGTACATCTGTATATTTGATCTTCTCTTTATCATAAATAGTCTTGCGCTTGTCACAATGAGCTTGTCCATACTTAAGTTGATCGCATATATCAAAGATAACCAATTTGTCTTTTGCATCATGCTTACGAAGTCCACGACCAATCGATTGAACAGTTCGGATAAATGACTTACCCCCTGCTGCAAAAATAATATTGTGAATGTTCTTAACGTTTACTCCTGTTGAGAAAATTGCACTAATAGCAACACAAACAACATTAGTCTCTTGCTCCATTATTTTTTTGATCTTCTCCCTTTCTTCAACGTCAACAGAACCTCTAATAAAGTAAACCTTCTTATTAGTTAACTTACTAAAGTATTCTTCGAGAGTCTCACCATGTGCAATATGGTTAACAAGTATAAGAGTATTGTTATTCAACTTACCAACTAGTTTTTGTAGTAGGGAGTTTCTTTTATCACTTTCATAGATGTATTCAAGCTCATCTCTATAACCACTCGGTCCAGAGAAGTGAGGTGCAGGGCTATAACTAATGTTAAGTATTTTAATAACTACATTTGCAAGATGATCTTCAAGTCTTAACTCATAAGATGACTTCTCATAAATAACTGGACCTAACTTTCCAATAATGGACCACTTGTTGAGGTCGTCTTCTGGTAATGTACCAGTAAAGCCAAACTTATTAGGTGTTCTTATCTGTTGAACTATTTTTGAGATCTTATTACCAGCTGTAATCTTATGACACTCATCAACGATAAGTAGATCAATATGTCTTAACCATTCGTTATCTTCGAATCTACTTTGAATAATACCAATGTTAGCAATGATTACATTAGCGGTAAAGTCTGGCTTGGTCTGACCGGTCCACTTTGTAAGTTTATATGTCGTTCCGCTATTTAAAAACTCTTCATACGTTTGAGTTACTAGTCCTAAATCTGGTACAAGCATAAGACACTTAAAAGTATCTCTATCTCCGGATGCTCTAAAGAAGTTTTCAATCAGAGCTGCTGTTGTAAAAGTCTTACCAGCACCAGTTCCTAGAACACACGTTCCTGTTCCTAGCTTTATTGCCTTTTTAATAACCTCTTCTTGGTAATCGCGTAGAGTAAATTTAAAATCATTAACCATTTCTTTATCTAGACCAACTTTAATAGCTTTAGTAAGAGTAGGAGATACTTCAATGTCGATTTTAATTTGATTCTTAATCAGATATTGTCTAATTGACCAATATAGTCCTAACTCACAGTTACCAGTTGGTGTGATAACATACTTACGTCGTGGTGCAAATCGTGAATACCTTCTAGCGAATCGAGCAGCAGTATTTTCTACAGAGAAATTTTCACGTATCTGATCGAATAGATCCTTATCAGTACACTTAACTACTAGCTTACAGGGTGTTTTGCCAGTTGCTTTTTTATAATCAAACGAAATCATTACATTTGCTCGAGCTTCATTATATCAATAGCGTTTTTAACATCAAACCCCATTTGCGATAGTACCTTTTCTACTTTTTCAAGATACTCTATAATGACATCAAGCTCTCTCATCTTATCATTTAGCTCAGCAAGTGTATCATGCCTTTCTGCTGCTTGCTCTGCTGCTGATTGAGTAAGTTTCACTGGTGAAGTAGCAATTACTTCTCTTGTAATGTTTTTCTTTAGCTCTCGTTTCTTCGCAAACGTTTGATTACGTGCGATCTTAGTCTTAATAAGTTGAGCTACCCAATAATGCTTTCTCGCTGGTAGGCGTAGCGATACTTCCTTAATATTAAAGTCGTCGAGAACTAAATCCTTACCAACTTCCTCGATATATTTTTTAAGTAGTTCCATCTATTACTAATATGATAATCTCCTTTAATGTTAAATCAACTGCAGCCTTGATATTTTTTCAACTCATAGTAAATATATGTATGACTGAGCGTGAAGTTATCGACCCTACAACTGTTTTAAGTTTATATTTGAGTCATGATGCGGCTGCTACTTACATTGATAAAAAAGGAAAGGTTAAAGTACTAGAGTATGAGAGATTTGTTAAGCAACGATATGCTGCATTTACTAAAACGCTAAGTTATAGAGAGGGTATAGGTACTACTGATATACAAAGACGTAATTTTTTACAATATATTAAAGACAATGTAAAAAGTGAAATAGAGGTAATTGTGCATTCTGATCCTAAAATGGTTGATAAATTATTACTTCAGGAATATTTCCCAAAGGCTAAATTTAAATTAGTATATCATCATGATGCGCATGCAGTAAGCGGATTTTATACCTCCAATTTTAATGAAGCTACCATCTTATCTTTTGATGGTGGTGGTTACGATGAAGCCGATACTGTTACATACACTAAAGCTTATATAGGTAAAGGTAAGGGCATTAAACCGGTAACGCAAAGTTATGACTTCTCTCTAGGAATACCATATGGGCATGTAGCCAAGTGCATTAAAGAGATTAAACATGGTCCGGACTGCTCTGAAAACTCTTTAGTATATTCAGGTAAAATTATGGGGTTGTGTGGTTATGGCAAAGTACGAAGCGAATGGTTGCAACCAATGCAGCGTTATTATGAGAGTGGGGATTTTTATGGTGACAATGATGCGTTATGGAGGTTAGGGCAAGAAATTGGTCTAGATTTAAGACTAGATACTATAGAAGGTAGTGATGGTTATGATCTTGCTGCAACTTCACAAGAAGTTTTTGAAAATAAAGCATTGCAGATTATTGAGAGTCTTATCAATGAAGGTGCACCTGGTAATATAGTTCTTGTAGGTGGTTGTGCATTAAATGTTTTGTTTAATCAAAAGCTGTCTAAAATATTAAAGAAGGATAATTTTAACGTATATGTTCCTCCATATCCTAATGATTGCGGTCTTTCGTTAGGACAGTTTCTAATGTGCGTGGGTAAAAAGGAAAAGTTATCCCCATATTTAGGATTTGATATTCTAGATAGAGATAAGTTTAATGATTATAAAGAGGAATATAAAGCTACAGAATGTAGTGTAAGTCAACTAGTGGATCATATTAAGGAGGGTAAAATTATCGGTGTTCTACAGGGAGAGTCAGAAATAGGGCCAAGAGCATTAGGTAATAGAAGTATTATTTGCGATCCTTCAATTAAAGATATGAAGGATATTCTTAATTCAAAAGTAAAGTTTAGAGAATGGTATAGACCTTTTGCACCTGTATGCAGACTTGAAGATAGTGATACCTATTTCAATGATGTTTTTGAGTCTGACTTTATGAGTTACGCTCCAGAAGTAAAGGAAGAGTATAGAGATGTATTACCTTCTATTACCCATATTGATGGTACTGCAAGATTACAAACTGTATCGAAGGGTGGTCATAAACTCTTCTATAATATATTAACAGAACTTAAAAAACGAGATGAAATTCCTGTTATTTTAAATACATCCTTTAACATTAGAGGTGCACCTATTCTAACTACTATAGAAGATGCATTATTTTGTCTAGACAATACAGAAATGGATTTTGTTTATATAGAGGGTTTTATTTTTAAAAGGAAGAGCTAATGTATAAATAATAATATGGGTAAAACATTTGCTGATCATTTCGAAAAAATTATTGCTGAAGATATGACTACAGCAGATGCTGGTGTTGGTTCTACAAATGTATCTGGTGAGCCTAAGCAAGGAGACTTATGCTCCTAATGATACGCGTATACCTAAGATGCTTGGTAAGGTTGCAACTAGGAGAGGTACAGCTGGTAATAGAGCTAAAACAAAGGCGGCCGCGAAAAGAAAGATAAGGAAATTAAGATCTAAAAAGACAAAATCAAAAAAGGTATATCTGCCTGGTGATTAAAAAATGGCTGATCTTGGTCATTGGGAAGGTCTTCTTACAGAAGCAACACTTCCATTTGGTTTTGTTTATAAGATAATAAATCTTACTAATGATAGAAAATATATTGGTAAAAAGCAATGTCTTACGTTGAAAAAGAGACCACCTCTTAAGGGTAAAAAGAACAGACGTATATCTGAGATTGAGACGGACTGGAAAAGTTATACCTCATCATCGAAGGAACTTAACAGAGACATTATAGAGTTGGGAAAGGAAAACTTTAAGTTTGAGATATTATATTGGTGCAATTCTAAAAGCGAGCTTGCATATTTAGAGACCTTGCTACAATTTAAAGAGAGGGTACTTCTAAGAGATGACTACTACAACGGCATTATAAATATTCGCCTAGGTAAAATTAAATTATCTCAACCAATACCTAACTTATAAGGAACTATAGTATAAATATTCGATATGTCTACTACCACTCTAACTAAAACAAAATATAGTTACTTTGATGATGTTCAGAATGTTGAGTATATAGATTTAGAACCGGCTCTTGTTCAATCATGTAAAGATTACAATTACTATATTGCAGAAAATGAGTTAGGTAAAATAAGTAAAAGAGATAAAAATAGAATAGGTACTCATTGCATGCTTAATCAAATTATTAATGTATGTAAAGAGTCAGATACTAAGAAAATTTTTTATTATCGTGAGTACATTAAGTATCCTGTAGAAAATATGCTTATTAAGCGTATCTTTAATGCATTACCAACAACTATTGTATATGATACAATACCATTTGATGCATTTTTAATAGAG